GCTTGCCAGTCGGCAATAGTTGAAGGGTTAATACTTGACTGACTGATACCAGCGGTTGCTATTTTCGCGTCAGTAACCGTTCCGTCTGTCGGTGTAGCTGTGACAGTGGCCGAACCGCCCAACGCAATAGATGATCCGTTGACTGTAACGCTTGAGTTTGTTAGCCCCGCGTTTGGGATAGTCGCAACCGAACCAATAACACCACCGGAAGTTGTTGTCACATAACCAGCAGTCGTTAGCGGGGTTGTGACAGTGCCTGTGAATGTTGGGCTGGCCGTTGGTGCTTTTGCTGCCAGGTCGGTTGTTAGGTTTGTGACCTGTGACTCGGTAATGTTCGGAATGTCTGAGGCCGACAAAGTTGTGCCCGAAGTTACACGGCCCTTAGTGTCTGTGGTGACCTTCGTGTAAGTGCCAGCGGTTCCAGCTGTGGCAAGTGTTGGGTTTGGGTATGTGCCTGTAAGGTCACCGCCAGCAGTTCCGGTTGGTGTGCGTGGGTCGCTTAGGCGTGAGTCCGACGTGTAAACCAGGTTAGCTGTGTTACTAATACCATGAACCGATGTTGTTGCCGACGTGTGTGTTGTCAGATTGCCCTGAACGGTGCTTGCAGCCCCGTAAGCGTCATAAGACGAAGTGAGCGACACATTACCCGTCAAACCGTCAACAGACTGAACAGGGGCTGCTGGTGTAAGAATCTGTTTCCAGTTAGCCAACGTTGTTGGTGGGCTTGCTTGGAGGATAAACGTTGTTGAAATGTCTGTGCGGATAGCAACGTCACCAACCTGTGCAGTCAAAGCAAGCATGGCGGCCTGTGACGCGACAACGAACGTGTCCGAAATGGCTAACGGCGGTATTTGGCTGGTAGGCACAAGACCTGAACCGTCTAGTGAAGCGACACCATTTGCTGAACCAACAGCTGACGTGTTTACTTTGTTGGCAAGGTCTGTGGTTAGTCCGGTCACTTGTGACTCAGGGATTGCCGACGCAGTGGTGAGAAGCGTTGAGCTACTTGGAACGGTTGTTCCGTTTATTGATGTTGCGGTTGCCACACCTAAAGACGGGGTAGTAAATGACGGGCTAACGAGAGGCGCTTTGGCAGCCAAGTCTGAAACAAGCCCTGTGACTTGTGACTCAGTGATCGTCAACGCCGACTGGTTGATACCCAAAACCGCCGAAGTCGAAGTGCCAGAGTTTGTGATTGGTGCAGTAACAGAAACAACACCGCTAGACCCTGTCGCGCCTGTGTCACCTTTCGCACCTGTCGCACCCGTATTACCTGTGTCACCTTTTAGACCCTGTGGGATACCAAAGTTGAATACGGCAGCTGACGAAGTGCCTGAGTTGGTGACCGTGGCTGATGTGCCAGGTGTGAGTGTGGTTGTTGATCCAGCAGTGATTGTGGCAGCCGAACCTGTTGCACCAGTGTCACCCTTAGCACCCGTCGCACCAGTAGCACCTGTTGCACCTGTTGCGCCTTGGATACCCTGATTGCCTTGATCACCTTTGATACCTTGCGGGATTGTGAAGTTTAGGACAGCCGCTGTTGAGCTGCCAGAGTTTGTTACCGAAGCGGACGTGCCAGCTGCGCCAGTCGTTGTTGACCCAACCGATGTTGAAACCACCGTGGCACCCTGTGGGCCGTTAGCGGAAACAGTAACTGTTTGTGTTACAGGTGCAACCGTCACCTGTTGAATTACAGGTTGAACGATGATTTGGTCGGCCATTAGCTTGCCACCTTAGCGGTTACACTGATTTGGCCTTTGAGCAGGGAAGTTTCGACACCGCCACCCGAGGTGACCACAAGTTCGGCTGTGTATGTTCCGGCAGGTATAGACGTTTGGCTATACGTTGCGTGCAAACTGATCGTTCCGGCTGTTCCGCCAAGGGTGATGCCTGAACTTGAAGTCAAACTGAGGCTAATGGCAGGGTTGAAACCTTGAGCCATAGCAAACAACGCGGTGTAACCTGTCAGGTTAATTGGGTTACCTGAAGGGTCGTTGTAGGTCACAACAAGATACCAGTCGCGACCCTGATCTATAACAACCGATGTTGGAAACGGGGCAGACATTTATTCTCCTAAAGGTGTGCCACATTTGAAACACACTAAAGCCGACTGGGTGTTAGGTAAACGACAGTTCGGGCAGAACTTCGCTAACGCCGCTAGTCCCATAATAGCCGACTGGCCTTCCATCAAATCAGTTAAACCCCACACCATGGCGTCCATGTGGTCTGGTGAACCACCAAAGGCTGGTGTCCAGCTACACATTTGGTCTTCAAGGATTGGGAACGCGCCAACATGGTGTGCGCGGCCTTGTTCGTATAAGGATGCGACGGGTTCGGCACGCAACATTTTGCCTCGGGTTGCTGTGACTTTGCGATACGAAACCGATGAGTCGACGTGGCGTAAAAGTATTTCGATCATGTCGCCACCGTTGTTGGTTTCGCCAATGATACGGTCTGCGCCCCATTTGTGGTAGGCGTTGACTGCTTGGCGTGCCCAAGCGTCTGGTGAAGCCCTCAATGAGCAGTCCTCAAGGATGTAGTAGTGGCCGTCGCCGGAAACTCCTGCAACGATAATGCCGGTTTCGTCTGAGTCCTCTTTGGATGTGACCGCAGGGTCAATGGCAACAACAATACGGGCGAGGGGTGGCTCAACGCTCACCCTGGCGGTTTCGATCATTTCGCGCGTCCATAATGCGCCTTCAACGTCGTCTATTATTTCACCGTAAAGTTCTTGGCGTCCCATGCGTGTGCCTTCGTAGCGGAGGCGTAGCTCGGCTAGGGCGGACTCTGACAGGTTGGGGGCGTTATCAAACGTGGAACCACGCATGACAATGGTGTCGTCACGTTCTAGTAGTTCTTTGACTTGTTTGGTTGGTCGTGGTGTGGTGGTGATAACGGTTTGAGGGTGTTCGCCAAGGCGTAGCGCAAATTTGTATTGATCCCAAGCGTCAGGTTTTGTGAAGGCTGCCAACTCGTCAAACCAGCCGCCATGAAACTGTGGGCCACGCAGACGGTCTGGTTCCTCCGCCGAGAACAGTTTGATACGTGACTTGTTTGTCAAAACAATCTCACCCATGGAACGGTTGTAATCTTTCAACATCCCATAATCTTTGAGCACGTTAACAATCCCTGAAACGCCCTCCGCGCAAGTGTCACGGGCATCCGAAAAGGTTGGGGCAACAATAGCCCACCTGGTGTTTCGATTGCGCACAGCTTGCCACGCCAACCATTCGGCAGCTAAACGGGTTTTACCAAAACCACGCCCTGCCAAAGCAACCCAAGTGTTCCAGTTGCTAGTTTCCGGCGGTAGCTGGTTCGGTCTCGCCAGTTGGTGTGTCCAATGCACTCTGCGGGCTGCTATTAAGGAGTTCAACGAGTCGGGATACTTCACGGTCAATAGTGTTTCCGTCATAGGTTGTCACTTCGATCTGTTGTTTTGCTGGCTGGTCTAAGCCAAGTAGTTTTGCGCGACGATCCATGATGCGGAGCAGGTTTGCGATGGAAGGGTTGTCGCCGGTGAGCACTTTCCCCCAGATAGCGGATTGGGCCATGTCTAAACGTTCGGTTTCTATTTTGCGGATAGCTTCAATGTCCTCTTGGACAACACGCATAGAAGCACGCTGGTAAGCAAAGTGCGCAGCCGAAGGGGAACGGTAACCAACGCGTTCAGCAATCATGTCCCAAGTAAGTCCGCCTCGTCGAAGTTTAACCACTTCGGTTTCGCGAGCAATCACTTCAGGTTTAGGTGTTCTTTTGCGTGCCATAGTTTCATTGTATACGTTTAGGCTGCTTGTTCCTGGTTGTTGGTTTTGATCCACCGTCTGAGGCGTTTGTAATGTTTGTAACAAAGGCTGATGTATTTGATCGGATTGTTACACTCGGGGGCTAAGCAATGGTCGGTTTGATTGTCTTTGTTTTGTTGTGCTAACAAGTTGAGTTCTTTGTCTTGGACGGCGAAGCGTTCTTTGTGGCTTAGTTGAGCGGTGCGACGGTTGACTGTGGACGTTTGTTTGTACCAACTTTGGTAGTGGTTACGGCATAACCCTTTGGCTCGTAGCTGGAATTGGCAATTGGGGACTCGGCAGGTTAAGTTGGTGAAGTCTTTGTCCCAGTTTTCTAGTATGTCGCAGAGCGTTTCGTAAGACACTTTGAGGCCTAAACCGTTGCTTTTGCGCCATTCTGTGTAGTGTTCGGCGCATAAACTGCGTTCTTTGACCACCTTTGGGCATTGGATACAGGTTGTGGCTGTGCCTTTTATGTGGTCTAGGTTGACGCAGTCTTTGTGTCCGCATAGGCGTTCACCAGGAAGGTATGGTTGCCCGTCTGCGGTGATTGGTTCCCACTCGTCGTTTAGTTCATCTTGGTAGGGGACGCAGTTATCCATTGACAAGCTCCGCTTTGTTGCCGGTGTGGTTCTCCCAACGCTTAACTATGACATCCACATACTTAGGATCGAGTTCTACGGCCCTACAGTAGCGGTTGGTGTCCTCGCAGGCGATAAGTGTGCTGCCTGATCCGCCAAATGGTTCTAGAACTATGTCGTGGGGTTTGCTGCTGTTTTGAAGCATTTTGGTGATCAACTCAACAGGTTTGGTTGTTGGGTGTAGTTCGGACACGCTTGGGCGGTTGATTTGCCAGAGGTCGGATTGCTTTCTGTCCTCCAGCGGGCTGAGGCGTGGGCCGTCCTCGTTCCAGCCATACCAGATTGGTTCGTATTGGGTGTGGTAGTCCTTGCGGGATAGGACTAGGCGGTCTTTTGCCCAAATGATGGTCGATGACCAGTGGAATCCGTGGAATCGTAGTGATCCGTCAATTACAGGCCATTCTTGGGCTGACATAACCAAGTAGATCATTGCGCCAGGTGCGGAGTTGTCTTTGATTTGGGACACGAATCCGTCGACGAACTCTGCCCATTGGTCGTCCTCCATGTGGTCGTTCATGATTGTGCGGGGCTTGTATCCTTGCGCGTTGCCCTTTTCAACTGCCCCATAGTTTACGTTCCATGGTGGGTCGGTGACGACTATCTGTGCTTTGCTTTCGCCCATCAGCTTTTCGTAGGTTGACGGGCTGGTGGAGTCGCCACAGATTAGGATGTGGTTGCCGAGTTTCCACACGTCGCCTGGGCGGCAGATTGGGTCTGCTGGTAGTTCAGGGATTTCGTCTGCTTCGGCTGTTGGTAGTTCCACGGGTTCTGGTATGTCAAAACCTAGTGATTCAATGTCCCAACCGCTGGTGTCTAGTTCGATCAGTTGTGACTGCAGTATCTTGTAGTCCCAGTCAGCCAACTCTGCAGATTTGTTGTCGGCCAACGCATACGCTTTAGCGGTTTCGGCATCCCATTCTGTTGGGGCGACAGCAACACTAATCTCATCCCAACCTAAAGCTTTGGCGGCGGTGACTGTTCCGTTTCCGGCGAGCACCACTCCGTCTGCGGTTACAACGATGGGTTTGCGTTGCCCAAACTTTTCAAGGCTTGCTTTGATTGCGTCAAGGTTGCGCTGGTCGTGTTTGCGGGCGTTGTTGGGGTCTAGTTGCAGGTTCTTGAGTAGCCACGTTTCGATTTTCATGTTGTCCTTAAATGTTTGCTAGTTCGTGTTGGAGTTCGGCTACTTTGTTGGTTTGCTCCCATGCGAAGTGGGCACGACCAAAGTGTCCGCCGGTTGAGGTTTCGGCGTAAATTGGTTGTTTTAGTTCCAGCTGTTCAATGATGGCGGCAGGGCGCAGGTCAAATACCAGGTTGATAGCTTGAGCAATAAGTTCGTCGCTTTCTGTCCCTGTATCAAAAGTGTCAACATAAACACCAACGGGGCGAGCTACACCAATGGCGTAAGCAATCTGTATTTCGCAACGCTCTGCAAGTCCAGCTGCGACCACGTTCTTTGCCACCCACCTAGCAGCGTAGGCTGCGGAACGGTCAACTTTTGACGGGTCTTTACCTGAGAACGCTCCACCACCGTGTCGGGCTGCTCCACCATACGTGTCCACAATGATTTTGCGTCCTGTAAGTCCGGCGTCGCCTTGTGGGCCACCAACAACAAACTTGCCTGTTGGGTTGATCAGGATTTTAAGGTTGTCAGTTGACAGGTGTGGATAGTGTTTGAGCACTTCGGTGACGACACGAATACCGATTTGGAGTTTCATCAGTTCGGGATCAATGTCTGCGGAGTGTTGTGCGCTGATAACCACGGTGTCCACTTCAACAGGTTTGTTGTTGTCGTAACCAATGGTGACTTGGGTTTTACCGTCTGGGCGCAGGTAAACAAGCTCGCCGCTTTTACGAAGTTCTGTGAGGCGGGTTGCCAAGTGGTGGGCGATGGTGATTGGGGTGGGCATGAGTTGTTCGGTTTCGTTTGTTGCGTAACCAAACATGATGCCTTGGTCGCCGGCACCTTGCGCGTCATAAGGGTGTGTTTTGCCGTGTTGCGCTTCATACGAATTGTCCACACCCTGAGCAATGTCGGGGCTTTGAGCACCAATAGACACGCTGATTCCGCAGGATGCACCGTCGAAACCTTTGGCCGAGTTGTCGTAACCAATAGACAACACCTTTTGACGGATAAGCGCAGGGATGTCCACATAGGCGGTGGTTGTGACTTCGCCAGCTACATGAACTAACCCTGTGGTGACCATCGTTTCAATAGCAACACGTGCGTCAGGGTCTTGTTCCAGGATTGCGTCCAGCAGGGTGTCGCTGATTTGGTCGCAAATCTTGTCTGGGTGACCTTCGGTTACTGCTTCGCTTGAAAAGTATTTCACTTAATCACTCCAACAATGTCGTTGACGTGGATAAGGACTAGTTGTTGATTGTCGTATTCGAACGATTGTCCGGCGTGTTGGCGCACTAGGATTTCGTCACCTGCAGCAACTTTGGTTTGATCGTCGGCCACGGCGACCACAGTTGCGACCTGTGGTTTCTTTACAGCGGACTCGGGTATAACCAAACCCGACTCGGTGACGTTACTTGTTTCGGGGTAGCAAATGATCAGGTTGTCGTTTAGCGGGGTAAGCATTCTTAGCCTTTCGTTTTGAGTCGCAGATACTGCGCATAATGTTTGTTGCATAGTCCCCGAGCGCGTTGCGGGTTGTCGCAACCATGCAAACCGCACACAGGGCCACGATCGGGGGTCACAGCTAGTTCTAGTTCTGTAAGACTTACGCGAGGGTAGATGTAGCCGTTTTTCTTTTGAGCTTTGTACCAGGCGGCATAGTGCGTTTTACATAACCGTTTTGACTGGTGCGGTTCGGTGCAGTAATCTACCGCGCAAATAGTGAAACCTCGCCCATCGCCAACATAGTTGTCTAGGTTCATAAGGCAAACACTTCTTTAGCGTATTCGTTATGGAAACGGTCTTGGATTGTTTCACGCAGTTCGGTTTCGGCAGCGCTTTGCCCACCCACGTTGTATAGCGACAAGAAGTGAGCGTGTGCTTTGTCAAAGTTGCTTCTAGCCACGTCGGTGAGTTGACTGTTGCCATAGTTGAGGGCTGTGTAAATGAACCAAAGGCGCACAGTGTGATCTTTGGCGCGGTTGCGTTCAACCTCTAATAGGTCTTGCGCTTCAGGCTCGTTCAAACCAAGTCCAAGCTCAATGGCATCCATTAGAAAGGCATTTCGTCAATGACAACATTCACGTCAGGCATAGTTGCTGCGGTGCCAGTGCTGCCTATGAACTTTGCGTCGTTGATAGCAACAACAGCGATGTATTTTGTCTCGCCATCCATTTTGGACACGTAAGAGTCCACTTTGGTGGTCAGAGTGCCTGAGAATGTGCCAGACGATCCCACAGGGAAACTTACAGGGTCGGTAAACCAAGCGGTGTATTTGCGACCTTTTGTTTCGCCGGTGCGAGACTTGTAGTATTCGGTGATTTCAACACCTTTGTCTGCAAAGAACAGACGAGTGACGGTGCCATTTACTGTAATGCTTGCCATTGTTAGCCTTTCGTTACCAGTCGGCGTTTGATTGCGTCGAACTGTTTAGGGTGTTTCTTTGCGGCCTTGCCGTTGTTGCGGTCAGGGTTGCTGTCTTTGCTTTTCGGTTTAGCCATGATAAAAGTTTAGCAGTTATGCGCGTTTATTACCAATGCCGGCGCGGCTCGGTTTCTTAGCTCTCAACTGTTTGCGATCTATTTCGGTGAGGCCACCCCAAACCCC